AGATTGCAGGGTGAGGTTTGAACATGGCAGAGAGTGCCGTGGTTGAACCTGAAGTCGCTGAAAAGCGGAGTTCTGGAGAGGAGGAGTGGCAGGAAGGAGTATGGGAGGACATGGTCCCAGAAAACCTCGTCGCTTGGGCAACCCCGCATTTGGATAAGCGGGAACCCAGACCTCCGAAACACACTGAGACCAGTACTGAGCAGGCGGTTCCACTGGAGCAGCCAGCGGTTCCCGATCCCAGGACGGAAGCCCCGAAGTCCAGTAGTGGGGAGTCTTCTAATGCACGCCAGCGTAGAGCGGCTCGTCGGCTAAATCAACGGGAAGTGGCTAAAGCTGAACAAGCTAAGCCCACCGGTGTGCCGATTAAGCCATCTCGTAGGCAGGCGAAGAAGATGACTCCGGCGGAGTTAGCCGATTTTGATCAACGGCATAACCCGCGCCCTGAACCTGTCCTAGTTGCCCCCGAAGACATCCGTAAAACGGTAGTGGATGTTAGTAAGGGAGGGCAGGAGTTCGCATACAAGCAGAAAGTGCCTGGGCGAACGGGGAAAAGGCGAGACTGGGTGCCGGAAGCAGGATTCCGGTCAAACCTGGCGAGGGAGCGCGAAGAAGATCCTCGCGCTGCAGCCTACAGAGCAAAATGGAGGAAAAGGGATGGTCAGCCTCCCACGCAGGGACGTGGAGAAGCCAAGCCCCGAGTACCCGTTCGATGCCCCAATTGTCATACTGGGGCTATCTGTTTGGCGTACCCTACAGACCGGTTGGCCGGAGTAGTTAGCTGTTACCGGTGCTTTCAGGACTCGACTTGGGGCAAACCTACAGGCCCCAAGCAACTTACAGAGAAAGTGACACAGGCTGAGGGGCCTGCTTCGCCCGAGACCGAACAAAAACCCGCGGGTTCGCCTGCTGGTGTCCGCAAGGTCAAGAGCGATGGGGAGTTATCCAGCTCCCGGTCCACCCGATCGTCGAGACGCTCGGCGGCACGCAAAGCCAGGTCGGAGGGGAGCCTGAGCGGGACGGATTCCGATTCGTCCAGTTCGGGGTCCACCCTGACCAAGACGCAACGAAGAAATCGGCGTCGGAGAGCACAGCGGCTGCGGGCAGTGAGATCGACTGGGTCTGTGGCGGAGACTACCGCTACCATGCCTTCAGAATGTCTGAGGGGGGAGTGTGAAACCATGGAAGCGGTTAGTAGTGGTTCAGGGGGCCTAAGTGACGAGGAACCCGAGGTGGCCAGACTGGACTTGTTGCAGAAAAACAAGGAGTACTGGGAAAAGGCTGAAGAAGAAGCCATCCACCGGCTCGAGGAGTATATGGCCGAGCGACCAGCCGATGCCTTGGTGCCGCAGAACAAAACCTTTGCGGCGCTGAGACGGGCTAGGGAGAAAGCAGCTGGAGAGATCCAGCTGGCCGTAGCCGAGTTGAACCAACTACGACAGGCACGCCGAGAAGGCATGCCCTCGGTGGAGAAACCCCAGCGCAACGAAAATATAGCGCGGGATACCACCTTGGTCTCTGATGGAAAGCCACCCGATGGGTACATGTACACCATGAGGGTAGGTCCCGCTTTGAACACGGGGGTTAAGGTCCTGGGGAAAAGGATCAAGGGCCCCTTTGGATACAAGCGGAGAGAGGAACTACGTAAGAACAACGAGATCCTCGACTCCGAGCTGTATTACTACCTACAGTCGGAGATGTTCGGAGTTAACCCAACAGCGTCCCAAATTCAGCCCTTACAGAGGAAGGCAAAGGCTTGGTTGAAAGAACACAGGCCTAAGTTGTCGGAGGAAGAGCGGTTTTTCACTTTAGCCACAGCTGTGACCGAGGCGATGATACCCCACCCGGCTTCTGAGCACCTCAGGCAGAGGCTGAAGGAGGACGACAACAACGCTGCGATACATAAGAAGTCGCAGATGTTGAAGGGTGATCTCGGGCGAGCCGGAATCCTTCTGGAGCGGAAAGTTCTTCCCTCCGTTGAGAAGGAGACCGGCTGATGGGAAGGTAGGGTCACTACCCAGGGGGTTTGTTGGAGCGGCTCAATGGAGTTCGACCCCCTGGTAGGCGCACGGATTACGCGTATCCCATCCGCGGAACCCTGTGTGCACCGTACTTGTGTTTATAACCTGGTTCCTTCGCCACCATTTGATTGGGTGACGCCGCAAGGTACATATGCTGCATGCTGGAAAAACGAGCTGGTGGCATTGCAAAGGAGGCATCTCTTAAATGAGGGAGAACCGCATCGTGACAAATTGGATCGGTGTATTGGTATCTCTAGGTTATTGGCCGGTCATTTCTCGATCGAGCGGCCTAAGACACAAGCGGAGGTGGTGGAGCATAAAGGTTCGCCCGCCGCTCGCCGCAGGTACGAGCGTGCTTTTAGGCACGTGAACGCTCATGGGTGGAGTCCAAACATGGCCCGAGTTGCAGCTTTTGTAAAGGTTGAGAAGTGGCAACAGGATTTCTTAGATTTGAAACCACCCCGGCTCATCCAGTATAGGTCGTACGAGTATTGTGCTGAACTCTCACGGTACCTCTTAGCTATAGAGGAGCAACTGTGGGCTTTTAAAGAGAAAGGTTTGTGTCCGTTTGCAAAACACATGAATTCTTTTAGGACGGCTGAAACAATAGTCTCTATGGCGGCTGATTTTGAAGATCCCGTGTTTGTGTTGGCAGATCATAGCAAATTTGATTCTTGCGTGACCCGACCCTGGATTTGGTTAGAACACCAGTTTTACATGGGGCTTTTACCTTCTGATCAGTTGAACATGCTAATGGAGATGCAATACTTTAATCGCTGCGTGACCAAGCACGGTATTCGATACGAGTGCGAAGGTCGGAAAATGAGCGGCGAGTACAATACCTCATTGGGTGACACGCTAATCAATTACTGCATCCTCAAGGATGTCTTCCGCCATACACGTCATAGGGTGCTTCTCAATGGAGATGACTCAGTGATTGTGTTAGAAAGAAGCTGTCTGGGTCGTATTGACCTGAGTGTGGAAATGTGGGCAGGATATGGGTTTAAGACCGGGTGGAAAGTTGTTGACACCATTGAAGAAGTGGAGTTTTGTCAATGTTCACCCATCCAGATCAGGCCGAGCGTGTGGCGGATGGTCCGAGAACCGAAGCGGGCTATCAGTCGGTCTTTAATTTCTTCGAAGCGCTATCAAGGGCAAGCTTGGTACAGTCTAGTGGCCGCTATGGGACACTCAGAGATGGCTTGTGGGGACGGTGTTCCCATGATGCAGTCCTGGGGTAGAGCCTTGTTGCGTGCTGCGAAGGGTGCTAAACCCCTGGCTGGTGAGATTGCACGGAGAGCGAGGCACGAGCGCAGCTTGAACCCTGAGTCGAAGCCGATACATGAAGTAGCCCGAATTTCATTCGAGGCGGCTTTCGGCATTGGCAAGGATGAGCAGCTGGCTTTTGAAGCCTGGGCAGACCATCAACAACTGCCTGTGATCCCTGCCTTGTATCGAGACGATAGGCAAGAGTGAGATAGCACAGGCGATATGGAGTGTTCGCGTCCCCGTGCTCCGGGCGTGGGATGTAAGCACTGATTCGTCGAAACGGGTAACTCGTCCCGTATCTTGTGTAGAGCAACTCTGTGGG